GGACCATGAGCCTTGCTTGCCGGGAGAGCCGCATGTTTTTCAAGTTTACTCGCCATTTCAAATCTCCTAGGTCGTACTGACCGTTACCGTCCCGACTTCACCTGCCGGGGCTAATGTATTGGGAGTTAGTGCCGCATCAAAGGAACTTGATCCCCCAACCGGATTCCAGCCCCATTGTATCTGACGGCTACCATTCGCACCGTCATTGCCTATCGCAAAATAACTCGTGTCCGGTCTTGGGTTCCGTAGTGCCTGCGGATCATCGACTGGGTAAAGACCGAGTGACAACTGCGGCTGATCAGGCTCCCAACACTCTGGGCAAACCAAGATATTAACGTTCTTGGTCTTGATGACAAGTGACTTTAACTGGCGCAGTTTGAACTGAAACCCGCAACGGTCACACATCGCAATCGCGTGTTTGCCACTTGCAAAACGGTTAGGCATTTCAATACCCGCCTAAGAACGACTCTCTTGGCACAAACCGTACCGCAGCCTTTTCACGATCTTCACCCGCAGCCAAATCCCAAGCCTCGTCATACTGGGCTTTTAGTACCGCCGTCCGAGCATCCGCGCCCGGTATCTTCATCGACAGATAGTAGGCCAGACCCGCCACAAGGCAGGGGAGAAAGCGGAACGGGATATCTTGTCCATTAGACCCCACACCGGGATCAAACATCCGGCGCAGTCGGGTATAGAACAGCGTCCAAGTCGTACTATTGTCAGGCTTCGGCCAGACCGTGAACTGTGGGTAGACTACTGCACCGGCTGAATCCGTCGCACCCGTGCGTCGGTTAATCCAAATCTGAATCGGGCGACCCGTCGCATTCTTGTTCGGGATCGACACGTACGTGCTCGACGAAATACGGGTGATATTGATGTCCTGCTGATTCGTGCCGGTTCCAGTCCTAATAACGTGGTCCAGCAAGTCCACCGTATCAACAGGCAAGTCATAAGTCCCGACGTTATAAGTCAGCGTGTGCGTGCCCGTTTCTAGCGTCCAGAGGTTGATGCCTCGATTGGCCCAGTCCATCAGCAACAAGGCAAGGCTACGCCGCGAGGTACGAAAATCGTAACCCGTACGCAGTTCGGCACCGCAACGCTCGAAGGCTTCCTCAATAATCGTGTTGAGGTCGAGGTTGAAGTCTGTCGTGGCTGTTGTGCGGTCTGCCATTACATTCCCCGCCGTCTATACGGCCTTACTTTTTCTTTAACGCCTTTAGGCTGCGCGACAAACTGCTTGCCTTGCGCTTTGCCTTTACGTTTGGCTGCGGTGGTTCGGGCATACTCGCTAGGGCTGAGAGCCTTGATCGCAGCTTCTGGAAGATACCTTTCACCCGTGTCAGAAGATCGTTTACCACTTTTGGTTCTCCATTTTTGCTGCGTCCAAGCCTTCAACGACTGTTGAGGTGCCTTCACGACTTATAGCCTCCGCCTCTAGCCTTGTATTGTTTTGCTAACAATTGTGCTTTTCTCGCGCTCCACTGCCCTGCGGCGGTGCCTTGCACGGCCCGAGACTTGATCGACTCAAACAGGCTCTTCCGCATACCCGGCTTCGTGTAGTTACCGGCCTCGTTGACCTTGCTCTCGCCACCCTTCTTGAAAGTGCGGATGGGCTTACCCGTGCCAATCACAGACTTAGAATCCCCGCGCCGTTTAGCACGAGGAACCTTCTTGGGGCTGATTACACCCATTCCACGAGAAGCCATCATCGTACAAATCTCCCGCGACCACGGCCACGCTGAGCGATACCGTATCCGCGCACTTTATCTTTAACCGCACCGCCTTTACGCATCGCAATCTCAACCGGACGACCGTCTCTGCCAATAAAAGCATTACCTATACGGCTAGGCAGTTTATTAACAGCGGCTTTCAGTCCTTCTTTTTCGTAGTCTTCGTAGGCTTCCTTGGCTACGGCTTTAGCAACGCCAACCTTACCTTCTTTTTTACGAATGTTCTCGTACCGTTTTACTTCAGGCTCCCGAACAGAATTGATAAAATCGTAAACATCGGTAACTTTCGTTTTCCCTTTATTCTCTTCAAGTCTTGCTCTGCCAACAGTCTGCGGCATCGCTTGATCTTTGGAAAACTGCTCGACCTTGTTAATTAAAAGTTCGTTTGGATAGTCTTCGTAAGTAATGTAATTACGACCGGCTTTTTTGGCTTTATCGGCAGCGGACTTCAACTGGCCCAACTCTTCTTCAGTAAAGTTCTTTTCCGTAATAGGCCGCTTACTACCTGCCAATGTCGTCAAAAATGTACGCTGCTGAGCAGGGACGCCCGCTGCCCGCATACCGCGTTCGGCCACACTTAAAAAACCTTCACCAATACGACGACCAAACGACTCTTCCTGTTTAGGCGAAATTGGTTTAGTTACCGCTTTAGCCGCAACTTTAGTTTCAGTTTTAGCGCGAGGAGTGGGTGGCGCTGCCTTTGGTAACTCGGCTTCTGTTTTAGGTCTCTTGGTGGAAGTAGTGTACTTATTACCGCGCCAACTAAACGTTTTTCCTTCGCCTAGTTCTTTTCGTTTAAGCGCAAACGCTTCGTTAAAGGACATGTCATCAATCGTGCGATTTTTAGGCGCACGACGGGCAAAAGAAGCGGTATCCGGGTTAAATACTCCCAGACCTTCTTCTACAAGGTCTCCTTCAGCAAAGCGTTTACGTTTCATTAGACAAATTTTCCTCGGGTCTTGCCTTTCTTAGCGATGCCATCGGCACGACGAGACGCAGAGGATTTGACTGAGCCGCCTTTACGAAAAACGCCACGGCCTTTAAGCACATCAGCACGGGTAATCTTCCCGTCGCCAGTCAAGTCGGGGAGACCTCCGCTTTTCATACCGGACACACTGCGTCTCTGCGTTTTTTCATACGCTTCGCGCATTTTCTTAGCCATTTCTTCTTGGCGAACTCTTTCAAGCTCGTCACGTTCTCTACGTGCCGCCGCAGCCTGTTCTGGCGAACGGCGTGGTCCTTGTGGACCTTTGGGCAGCGGGTTCATCAGCACTTCCCGCCCATGTTCATCTTGACCATTTTGCCCTTGGTCTTGCCTTTGCTGGCAATGCCGTCAGCAACCTTGCGAAATACTGAACCGCCACCCGAATAAGACATACCGCCACCGGCCATCTTCTTAACCATCGCACGGCCCATTTTGTCAGCCGTACGGTTCTTCATGGCACGGCCGGCCTTATCAGCCATCTCGCTCATCTCGTGCTTGATCATGGACTTCGGAGCGCCTTTCTTTTTCATGAAAGACACTTCCTTCTTCATCATCGCTTTGGATTCTTTCATTTGGATTTACCTTTAAATTTACGACCCTTATCAGCCTTCATAAATTCCTTCCCAACTTTTTGAGGAACTCCAAGACGCTTGGCTGCTTTCGGGTCATTTGCAACCAAGGCCATCAAACGGTGTTGTTTTCCAGATTTACTGGGCACGGTGTTGCTCCACAAGCCGGTCAATCTTCTGCTCCAGACGATCTAGCCTGTCGAGAAGAACTTGAGAATCGGCACGGACTTCCATCCGCGTAACGTGATCACGCGCCACTTCTTCACGGGTCTTGTTGAGAAGGATATTCAACCGAGTAATTTCTTCTGATTTTTCCTTCATAACGTAACCTATGAACGCCACAATCCCGCTAAGTACGAGATTCCAAACGAGCATGTCCATGATTTAACAGTTCCATGCACGTAGGGATTTATTAATACGGCTGTTCGGATCGTTGGCTGTCTTAGCACTCGTCAGCTTTTTCTTCATGCCCGACATACGAGCGCAGAATGATTTCTTACGAGGCCCACCTTCAGGCTGCGGTCTTTTCAACCCCGGCTTACCGGGATTGGCACGGTTATAGGAAGCTCTGCCTTTGGCATTTAAACCGCCAGCAGGATTTTTGCCTTCTTTCCGTTGCCACGCAGGGGTCTTAGCCATAAATCACCATCGTTGACACGACGGCTGACGGGACGATGTAGATACTGGTCTGGAAGAGCAGACCCTCACCGGGTAACAGTA